TGTTTGGGAGTATTTACGTTCTCGATTAAGAACTACAAATAAAGAAATAAAACCTTATATGAGGTGTACAGCCAATCCCGGTGGTTTAGGAGGATGGTGGGTAAAAAAAATGTATATAGACCCATCACCACCACATGAATCATTTCCGGCAGGCGACATAGAATCTGGTGAAATATATAGATGGCCAGAACAACATGAGAAAGCAGGACAACCTCTTTTCCAAAGAAAGTTTATTCCTGCTAGATTAACAGACAATCCTTACTTAATGTCTGATGGTCAGTATGAAGCTATGCTTCGTTCACTACCAGACGTAGAAAGAAAAAGATTGTTAGATGGTGATTGGGAAGTTGCAGAAGGTGCGGCTTTTCCAGAGTTTTCTAGACATTTACATGTTATGGAACCGGTAGAAGTTCCTATAGGGTGGCAAAGATTTAGAGCGGCTGACTACGGTTATGCTTCTCCATCTTGTGTATTATGGGGTACAGTAGATTTTGATGGTAATATTTATATCTATCGTGAATTGTACTCGGCAGGATATACAGGTGAAGCATTAGCTAGAATGATATTAGAAATGGAAAGAAATGACCCTCCAATGTCTTTATCTATTTTAGATACAAGTTGTTGGAATAAAGTAGGTTTAGGCCCTAGTATAGCAGAAACAATGATACGCAATGGTGTTCGTTGGTTACCCGCTGATAGAGATAGAATTTCTGGTAAAGTAGAAGTTCATCGAAGATTACAAATAGACCCTAGAACAGCAGAACCTAAATTAAAAATATTTAGTACTTGTACAAATTTAATAAGAACACTGTCAAGTATACCTATATCAAAAACAAATCCAGAAGATGTAGATACAAAAGCAGATGACCACGCATATGATGCATTACGGTATATGATTATGACTAGGCAATCTAATCAACCTACGTTAAATACAACACTAAACAGAATAAAGGATAGAGTTGCTTACACGCCTAGTGATGCAACATTTGGTTATTAAATATGGCAGATTTAAGTAAAGGTGATGTAATTTTTGGAGAAACATATCGAAAGATTAACGAACTAATTACTCAAGCTTTTAATAGTAATACACTTCGTAGAGGTGTAACAACTGAAACTCAAAGAGCTAGAATACAAACTTTAGAAAGAAAAATTAGGTCACTAATGGACAGTAAAAAAGTTTTTAATGCTATATCAAAAGCTCAATACTACGAATTAATGAATTTAAAAGAAGAAAGAATTTCTAACTATAAAAACGATAGAATAACAAAAGCTAAGAAAAAAGAAGGGTTAAAAACAAAACCTAAAATAATTAAAACAAGTGTTCCTGTTATATCAGAAATAGCAAAGAAACGTATAAATATAAAACCTCAATCTACCGTAACAACTTTAATAGATAGTTTAGGTGGTTTTACAGGAGAAAAATCAACATCAACTTCTGTAGCACCTTATGACGCAATAAAAGCACAGGCTAACAAAGTTAATTTTAATTTACGAGGATATGCATTATTTGAAAATGCGGCATACAACGCAAAAATACATGGTATATCTAATACTATTCAAGAGTTAGACCAAGCTGTTAAAGATGGAAAAATAGATTCTTCTGAAGCTAAAAACATGAAAGTAACTCTTACTAGAGCAAATGTAAAATCTAAATTAAATCAATTTGGAGAAAAATCAGAAGTAAAACAATTTAATAGACCCGAATATCAAAAAGCTTTTAAAGGATTTTTAAAAAATACCTATAATACTTTTACAAAAATGGGTAAAGTAGTAAATAAAGTTGCACCAAAAGTATTTGCTCCTATTGCTATTTTTGATATGAAAAAGCAATATGATGAAATTATAGAACAAAGTAAAAAACCAATTGAGCCTCTAACATATAAATCCGGAGGCAAAGTGAAAAGAAAACCTTACGCTATGGGAGGTAAAGTCTATGGCAATTCAGTACGAAAACCAAAATTTAAATAAGGAGGCACTATGCCAGATAATAACTATAACTATGGTAAAGACTATATAATGAGTTCTGATAAATTAAAAGTAGATAGACCAGACGCTCCATTAACTAGAATGAAACCAGATTTTACACCAGAAATAAAGCAACAAGGTAATTTAATTGAAGCTTCATCTTCTGCTAAATCTGCACCATTAGATAAATCAGTTTTAAACGCAGATAAACAAAAAGCAATATAAATAATAAGGACTACTAATGGTCAATGATAAGCAAGGTACAGACCAAGCTTCAACTATGGAAGCAGATGAGCTTCCGGGTATTATAGGATATGTAACTCGTAAATACGAGGAATCAAAAACGTCTAGACAAACACATGAATCTAGATGGTTACGGGCGTATAAAAACTATAGAGGTGTATATGACAGTACAACTCAATTTAGAGATAGTGAAAAAAGTAAAGTCTTCATAAAAATAACTAAAACAAAAGTTTTGGCCGCATACGGTCAAATTGTTGACGTTCTTTTTGCTAACAAAAAATTTCCTATAACAGTTGAACCTACACCTGTACCAGAAGGTATAGCCGATGTTGTACATCAAGCAGTTCCGGGTGAAGAACAATTACAATCTCCTTTTGGATATGAAGGTGATGGTAGAGAATTACCTCCGGGTGCTACAGAAGCAACACCTAATATGGATAAACTCGGTGGTTTAAAAGACCAGTATGAAGGTGCTAATTTAATAGAAGGAGCGGCTAGATTACCTAATCAACCACAAATATCCCCTGCTAAAAAAACAGCATTAGAAATGGAAAAGGTTATCCATGACCAATTATTAGATAACAACGCAATAAATACTTTACGGCATTCTATTTTTGAATCAGTTTTGTTAGGTACAGGTATTGTTAAAGGGCCATTAAATTATAATAAAACAATTCATAAATGGACACAAGAAAAAGAATATGTTCCTTACGATAGACTTATACCAAAAATAGAAGCAGTATCTTGTTGGGATTTTTTCCCAGACCCTGCGGCTACAAGTTTATCTGATTGTGATTATGTAGTTCAACGTCATAAATTTACTCGCTCACAAATGCGTGATTTAAAAAACATGCCTTTCTTTAATGAAGATGCAATAGAATCATGCCTAGCAATGGGTGGTAATTATACTACTGAATATTACGAAGATATTATTCAAACATATGATAAACAAAATTATGGTGAAGGTACAACTTCTGACAGATATGAAGTATTAGAATATTGGGGTGTATTAGATAGACAACTACTAGAACAGGTGGGAGCAGACATACCTAATTCATTAGACCATTTAGATGAATTACAAGTTAATGTTTGGGTTGGTAATGCTCATGTTTTACGAGTAGCAATAAATCCATTTACACCACAAAGAATACCTTATCAAGCTTTACCATATGAAATAAATCCTTATCAATTATTTGGTGTAGGTGTACCAGAAAATATGGAAGATGCACAGCTTCTTATGAATGGTCATGTTAGAATGGCTATTGATAATTTAGCTTTAGCAGGTAATTTAGTTTTTGATGTTGATGAAGCATCATTAGTTCCGGGTCAAAATATGGATATATTTCCGGGAAAAATCTTTAGACGACAATCTGGTGTCACAGGAACCGCAATTAATGGATTAAAATTTCCTAATACTGCACCAGAAAATCTACAGATGTATATGCAAGCAAGACAACTTGCAGATGAAGAAACAGGAATACCTTCTGTTATGCATGGACAAACAGGTGTATCAGGAACAGGTAGAACATCATCTGGTCTTTCTATGTTATTAAGTGGGGCTAACCTATCTATAAAAACAGTTATGAAAAACATAGATGATTATTTGTTAAAGCCATTAGGTGAAGCAATGTTTCAATGGAATATGCAATTCAATACGGATAACCCAGAAATTGTAGGAGACTTAGAAATTAAACCTAGAGGAGTGGCTAGTGTTATGCAAAAAGAAGTTAGGTCACAACGCTTAACTTCATTATTACAAACTGTTGCTAACCCAATGTTAGCACCATTTATTAAAATTCCTAACCTAATAAGAGAGTTAGCTATAGCACAAGATATAGACCCAGAAACTTTAGTAAATGACATGGATGATGCGGCTATATTTGCCGAAATGTTAAAAGGATTAAATGCACAACAACAACAAGAAACTGAACAAGCTCAAGGCACTAGTCAACAATCCCCTATGGGAGCACCTCAAGGAGTATCTCCAAACGGAGCAGGAACAGACCCATCGGGCACTGGTGATGGAAACATCGGAACCGGAAATGTACCGCAAGCAGGGGAAAGCAATTTTACTGGGCCAATTAATTAAATTGAAAGATGATATAAATATAAAGGAATAATATGGCAGTACCAAACGCAAATCAAATAAATCAAAATTATTTTATAGACCCTAATGCAGAACTATATAATATAGAAGGTAAAACTGGAGAAGTTGATGTTGAAGCGTTTGCAACTGATGATGATGATAAAAAAAGTTCATTAAAAAGTACAGACTATATTCCTTCTGGTAGTGCTACAGTTGATTTAAGTGAAGAACAAGAAGTAAATAATTTATTAAAATATGATGCTACAACAGGCGAAGCCTATATAGATAATTTTAGTGATGCAGTAGATATCTACAAAGGTATAACAACTGACATGGATTATCGTAGGAACTATGATACTAACAAATCTATATCTCAACAAAGTACTACTGGAAGCCCAAAAAGTTTTGATAATA